TGAGTTTGCGGGACATTCCTAATTAAAACAACTGTCTCTGTGGCAGTAGGAATATTGCCTGCAGTAAATACGACATTACCTCCTGAAGCACTACCTACACCTGTGACTGTATAATGAGTTGTTAAAGTTTTGGTTGTCTCTGTTCCTGCAGCAGACCTAATGATAACTTGTAAATCTGTATTGGCAAATATCTTAAAACCATAAACAAAGGTGTCGTTACTACCATTGCCTGAATATGAATTTTTTACTGTTGTTGATGATATTGTCATATTAATTCTCTATATTACTATTATTATTGAATATCAATATTAAAAGTATTACCATTATTTATTGTCCTTTTTAGGTATACCATACATACCTTCTAAACTTTCTTTTGCTATTTGTATAGTTCTTAAAATTAATTTGTCTATTGCTTCTTGTTTTTCTTGTGGGTTCAAATCTTTCATATTATGAATTTTACGAATACCCCCTGTTACCTCATCTATTGTCTTTTTATTTCTTTCTAAAACAACTTGTTTTATCTTAACTTTTTCTATTTGTTGAGCTACTTTCTTAGCTTCTTTTCTATCGCCAGTTTTAATTAAAAAATCAAGTGTACCTCTAAATTTTTTAACTTGATTGTATTGAGTATAAAAATCTGTAATAAATTCTGATTGTATAGAAGGGTCTCTTAAATTAAAAGCTCTTATTCCTGGTATTTTTGTTAAAGAATCTTTTGGTTTTATAGGATCATCAATTACTCCTGATGTTACTAGAGCTTTATCTAAAGCCATTAAAAGATAATTACCCAAACCACCAGTCCAACCTCTTATCCAATTTTCAATAATTAAAGGTGAAGCAGTATAATTTGGATTATCACCAAATAAAGCCATGATACTTCTTGATATTAGTTTTGATGTTTCGGTTGTATATGGATTATATTGATAAGGAGAAAGTAATTGTGACTCCATATAATATGGAACAATAGGATTACCAGTAAAAAAACTTTTGTTCATATATGTTTCTAAAGCTGGAGTTAAAATAGTTGGTATAGGATTTAGATTTTTCATTTGATTTACAATAAAATCTAAAGCAAATTCTCTACCATTTTTAATTGATTCAGGATGATCACTTGCCACATAATCTAAAAATTGTTCTGTTCCTGTGCCAAAAACCACTCCAAGATCAAAAGGTTTTGGTATTCTATATACTCTTGCATCTTCAGTACCTTCATCCATTACAACAACCCAATAATTATCTTTGACCCATTTAGGTTGCCTTCTATATATTTCGCTATCTTTATTTGCATACCAAAAATATAATGATGGTATAACAATTCCTGCCGCAATAGCTGTTGCAGCTCTTCCTGGTCTATCTCTAATTGCTTCATAAATTTTTACATAACCTTGAACTCTTGCATTGTAAAAAGCTGAAACTTGATTTAATCCTTTCATATAATAACCCATTTTTGCATAATCTATTGTTACATCTCTTGTTTCAAAACCAGCTCTTTCTGCACGTTCTCTTCCCTTTAATCCTTCTCTTCCAGCTTTTTTATAAGCAAGTTGAAACTCACCAAGACGAGTTATATTCTCACCGATCTCTGATAATGTTCTTAAAATTTCTAATGGATTCTTTATTTGATTTCTAATTACTCTTCCTGTTAATTGATCATAAACTGGTTTGTCAAAAATATTTCTATCAAGAGAAATTAAAGTTGATTGCATACCACCTGATTTTTCCCATAATTTAAATAATCTTTCTGCATTTTTATTAAAACCTGTTTTTGCTGCTGCCATAATATAAGCACCTTTTAATGTGTTCCACCCTGGAATAAAACCAGATTTAGAAAATATTGGTGCTAACACAGTATCTCTTGCTATGTTAGAAAATATAAAGTCTGGTGATGTAGTAGCACCAGCTCTTAATGTTCTTGCAGGTAAACCTAAAACTCTAGTAACAACACCCATTTCAGATGGAGTAAATTCTGCTAATGCTTGTGCTAAATCTCTTCCTACTTCCCATGTTTCTATTTTTCCGTTTCTAAAAACTTGAACAGTATTTGAATCTGATCTCATAAATTCTTTTGTAAAAACATTAAGATTTATAATACCTGAATTAGAAACTTCTGAGGGATTATCTAAAATTTGTTCTAGTTTTGATCTTTCAACTTTAAGTTCAGTTCTTTGTGAGAGTTTATTTATATCAGGAAAAACTTTTTTATTCTTTTCTACAAAATCAAAAAATTTATTTAATGAGTTATTTCTTTCTGCAAGTTTTACTATTCTAAAAGTATTGCTATATATTGTTTCTATAGGATCAAATAATACAGCTTCTCCTTCCTTTCCTTTGAAACCTTTAACTCTTTTAAATGGATTTTGAACTACTTTAGTATAGCCTGTTTCTTTACCAGATTCCATTGCTTCTAAAATTCTTGCGAAAGGAACATAACTTTTATTAGCTTCAATCATTGCATTAAAAGCTCCTTTATCAATTAATCCTAAGTCTCTTGCATATTCTAATAATTGTCTTTGATAAACATCAATCTCTTTTGCAATTTTATCATATTTTGGTTTTAATTCTTTAATAACTTCTTTAGCTTCTTGTAATTTAAAACCAGATGCTAAACCTCTTTCATTATATTCTACAACTCTTCTTGCTATTAAATAACTAGATAGTTCTGCATATTGTTTTTTTAAAGTTTTTTCATTTGCTTTTTTACCTTTAATAACATTTTCTTTTCCCAAAAAACCTTTTTCAATTTTACCTTGTAAGTTCTTTAATCTTAATGGTTGTAAAATATCATTAAAACTTTTACCTATTGTTTCTAAATCTTTAGCTCTAATCATCCCTTTAGTAATTATAGCTCCTGCACGATTTGTCATGCCTACAAGAACTCTGAATTGTTCATAAATATTAAGTCTACCTGATGTGTTTTTGACATCTTCAACTCTTTGAACAAGACGTCTTAAAGGATGAAGTCTATCAATAAAAAGTCTTGTAAATAAATCTTTTAGTTCTGCTTTGTCTTTTGGTTTTTCAAATTTTACTTGATTTAAAAATTTTGTCACAACTTCAGACATATTTAATCCTTTTGTAAAATCTGCATCAACTTTTATTTTTTGACCAGTTTGTTTTTCAACAAGTTTAGCCATTGTTCTTGGTATCTCTAAATTTAAACTAGACATATCTTGTTTAACATTTTCATCTAATTTATATAAAGTTGAAAGGTCTACGGCATCGTAAGGAGTTTTAGTAATTATACTTTTAGCTTTTGCAGCTCCTCTTGATGCTAAGCCAAAACTACCAAATAATATAATTGAGTCTGTCAGCTGTTCTGCACTTGGAAGTTTTCTTTCAAGTACAGCTCCTGTTCCTTCAAAACCTGTAACTTGTAATAATGTAGAAGGTATAAATTTATTTGACAATCTACCAAATCTTGAAGCCATAGATAATTGTACTCCTTCTTTTAAACCTGCTTTAATACCATACTTCCTGTAAGCATTCCAAAATTCTCCAAAAGTTCCTACTTGTCCTTTTTCCCTCATGGTTAAAAAAGTTTCTCTAATAGAACCCACACCATAACCTGCACCAAAAATACTGAATGGTCTCGTTGCATATCCAATACCAAGGTATAATGGTAAGTCTTTTACAATTCTAGAAGCATTAGTAATATTTCTTTCTAAGAAACCAGTATCTTCAAATTCTAAATTAAAATATTTTTCTGTTTGATCTGTGCCATCTATGTTTGGAATATTATATTGACTTTGTATTAAATCAACAACTCCTGTATTCCAACCAGCTTTTATTCTTTCTCCAATTTGATCAAAACCTTTTCCAACAGCTTTTTCATAAAGTGATCTGTCATCTCTTTCTTCAGCTTCTTTTATTGTTTCATAAACAGGTTTTAACAATTCTTCATTTAAACCAATATACTCATCATATATTGTGTCCATGCTAGAAGTGTCTATAGGTTTTACACCAAACTCTTCAAGTATTTCGTCATTGGAAAATCCAGCTCCTTCCATAATTGTAATTTGTTCTTTTTTGTAATTTTCTATTTCTGTTGGATTAAACCCAGAATCTTTCATTAATTGAATGTCTTTTTGTACTTCACTCATTATTGGTTAGTTCTCTTTTTATAATCTTTAAATGATTCACCAGGAAGTCTTTTAGGAACATTGTTATCTTTTTTTATATTTTTCATCATGTTGTTAAAAATTTCATTCTTATCAACTGTGTAACTTAAATAATCTTTAGCGATATAATTTTTATTTGTAGGATCAATAAGTTCAATAGGTTTTAATCCTTTTGCTAAACCCTCTTGGTATCGATCATACATATCTCTTTTAAAAACATTTAATGTTTTATTATATGTCACATTGTCAATTAATCTTACAGAATCAGATGCAATTAAATTTCTAGTTTGTTCTAAAAAAGAATAAAATGGTGAAAACTTTTTTTGAAATAAATTTGGATTTGTACTTTGATCTTTAATTATATTAGCATAAAATCTAATATCATCTACATCTGTTCCTTCATTAAATCTTTCAACAATAGAACGTGATTCTGTTTCTCCTGCTAAAGTAAATTTATCTGTAATTCTATTAATTTTATCTGTTGCTATAAGACCTATTATATTTCTATTTAAGTCTGCATCAGACATTGCAACTATTTTATTTGTATTGTTATCTTGTATTTTAGTATTCAAACCAGTAAATTGTTCTAAAGCAACAGAATTTTGTTGAAAAAATCCATTTATTTGTTTTTGATTAAAACCAGTTTCAGGTTTTACTTCTATCATTACTTGATTAAAAAGTTCATTTTCATCAAGTTTTGTAGCAGCATCTTGTGCTTGAATTTCAAATAATAATTCATTTCTTTTTTCTCTAGCTTTTTTAGCAACAAATGTTCTAAATTCTCTTTTATCAGAAGATGATAATGAATTATAAATATTTTGTAAATTTTCATCACCTGCAAATTTTCCATTTAAAGTTTGTGTTGTTATATCTTTTAAAGCACTTGGTGGAATATCACCTATACCAACCAAAGATATTGTATTAGTTAATGTTTGAAATTTTTGATCTTTAATTGCTACATCTGCTTTTTGAGAAAGTTCTATAATATCTTTTGATTCTAATACATTATATACACCTTCTGCTAATTGTTTTTTTAATAAAGCGGGTTGAGTTAATAACAATCTGTTTGCTGTTGCAACAGAACCAAATTGTTGATACTTTTGTTTAACTTCTTTTTTAAGTTGAGGTCTTTCATCATAAAATGGATTAGCATCTAATCTTTGATCTATTGATTCATATATTTCTTTTAATCCTGAACCATTAGCTTTTTGAGAAAGAGCAATAGTTTTTTGTGTTATAAAATCACTATCTATATCAGAAGATTCTTTAAATTGTAATTTTCTTGATTCTAATAAAGCATTTGATTTGAGTTGTGCAGCTGAGCCATAAAATTTAGATTTAAAAATTTGTTTACCAAAACTAGATAAGTTTTGTCCTTTAGCTGACGACATATAATTATATAATTTATCAACTCCTTGATCATAAAAATTTGAAGCATCTGAAGGATTAGATGTTTTTCCTGTTTCACTTGAAATAGTTAAAAAACCTTGAGGTCCGTTTTCATTATCCTTATATGAATCTGCTATTAATTTATCTACTTTATTATTTTCTTCTAATTTTTTTTCTTTTATATATTCTTGCTCAACATATTTTGAAATAGGTTGTAAAGCACCAGCAACAGTTTGTGTTAAAGGTATTTGTAAATTAGTCGTAACACTTGGTCCTTGACCAGTTATTGTTCCTTTAGATGTAAATGTAGGTATCTTTGGCATAATTAATAAGGTCTCCCTCCAGCTCCTCCATAAGTAGATCCCATTGATCTTGGTCCACCAGCAGAACTACCAGGAGAACTAAACTGACTCATTGTTAATAAACTTGTTCCTGTTTGAGTTAATGTTCCTAATTGTGCAATTCTTGCTTGTTGTCTAGCAACTTCACCAGAGATTCTAGCAAAGTTAGCTTCTTCAAATTTTCTAGCTTTACCTATTTCAGTATTATATCTAGCAATATCTTTTTCTACTTCAGCTTCATACAAATTTGATAATTGTATGTTTCTTGCTGATCCAGAAAACTCTGCTCCAGATTTTAAAGTTTGAACTACTTGAGTTCCTTGTAATTTTCTAAAACTTTTATCAAATTGTGAAAGTTCTAAATTTAATTTATCATCTAATATCTGAGCTTCTTGTTCTTTGACTTGAGCATTACGATTAGCAATAGATTGATTATATTTACCTATAGCACCTTGTTGTTGAATTTGTGCTGCACCTAATGCTCCTACTACCGCCATTTGCCAACTCATTAGAATATCCTCGCATATCTGAAGTGATCTGAACCATCAAAACCATAATGTTTCATCAATCCTTCGTTTTGTAAACCAAGCCATGAAGCAAACTTTAAACCTATTTTAAAGTCAGCTCTTACAGCTGTTTGTACTCTTTTTATATTATTTTCTTTTGCTAGTCTTGCAAAATTTTTCTTAATAGCTCTAGCAATAACTAGCGGGTGATTCCAAACTT